ATGAGCTCGCGGAACTTCACGGCCGGCATGATCTCCTCGCCGATCATCGCTCGCCGCCCGCGACGGCATCGAGCCGCATCACCCCGACGCGCCAGTCTGTCATCGAGTCCCCGGTGATCTTCATCTCAACCTGTCGGCCGCTGAACCTCACGGGAGTATAGGGCGAGTCGATGGTGTAGGTCTTGACGACCTCCGACCCCAGCGGCGTGAATCTCGTCTTGAACTGCACGCCCACCGCGCCCTGCGTGTTCTCGTCGGCGATGAGCTGGCGGGCGACCATGATACGGTCGCCGCCGCCGAACTCGATCGGCCCAGACTGAGCGTATGGCGTCGCGCCGTCGTAGGTGGCGCCGACCTCCTGCTCGTAGATGTAGCCGTCCGCCGAGACCATCAGCGGGTAGGTGAAGACGCCGCGGTCGGTCCCCGCCGTGCGGCCGAGGCTGCCGATGGTCCAATGTTGCTCGCGGTAGTTGTAGACCACATACGAGTCTACCTCAGAGTTTGAGGCGCTCGGGTAAAACCACCAGACCTCGCCGTACTGGTTGTTGGCGACCGCGTACACCTTCGAGCGTTGCGTTTGCGAGAGGTTGTTGGTCACATAGTCGAGCACGTCGCACTTGATCGGGCGCACGAATCCGTCGTAGGTGAAGAAGCCAGACGGCGACCACCAGAAGGCGACAGACTCCACCGCCGCCACGGCCTGGGCGCTGATGAGCCCGCAGCCGGTGGCGATGCGCTCAAAGCCATAGACGAACGGAGGGCCCTGGTACTGGGCCGTGTGGACATCAACGTCCGTGAAGATGAGGTTCACGCCGCGCAGACGCTTGCCCGCGACGATGCTGCCGACGCTCTCGAGCTCGATGTCGCCGGCCTGGTTGGTGATGGATGGCGCCCAGAGCGTGTTGTTCTCCTGGTCACACCATTGCACCTTGCGAGCGTTGCCGCCCGCGCCTAGCGCGAACACGAACCGCTCGGCCGTCACCATCACGGCCTTGTTTCCGGTCGGTGCGTTGGCGAGCGCGGCCGCGTCTGAGCCGGTGTTGAGCTGCCACTCGAGGATCTTGCCGTCGGCGTTGGAGCAGGCGAGCAGATACTCGCCCCAGTTGTCGAGGCTCCAGGTCGTCGCCGGCGTCACGGTGCCGGTGTCGGGGCGCGGGGTGCCGTAGGAGAAGAGCCCGTAGGGGCCGCCGCCGTAGGCAAGGTTCAGCGTCGCGTCTGCGACCCCCACCGTGAACGACGCCGGGGTGATGTCGGTCAGCGTCCCGGCCTCGTTCATCGCGTAGAGCTTGGAGTGCGTCCCGGCGGCGATCCAGCGCGCGTTGGCGTTGGTGCGCCAGGTGAGGAGCCCCCGGCACTTGCCGGTGAGCTGGCTGCTCGAGCGCTTGCGCCACCCGCCGACGGGTCGCATCGTGCCCTCGTACCAGCGCACGAGCGAGGCATCGCGCCATCGGCTCTTGCTCTGGTAGTCGGTGCCGTTGCGGTACACGCCAGGCTGGATGTTGATTGGTACGAGCATCGTCACTCCTTCGGGAGGAACCAGCCTTTGAACATTCCGGTGAGCAGCGCGATGGCGGCCGCGAGTCCGGCGAGCCACTTAACGAAGGCGACGAGCGTCTCGGCCGTGGCCCATGCGTTTGCGAGCTTCTTCAGATCGCCCTTCACCTCGGACATATCCGACTGAAGGGCCTCTAGATCCTTTCGCAAGAGCGCGATCTCCACGGCATCATTCCGATCGTCTGACATGGCTCACCCCGTGGATCACACAGCCCACGGCAACGGCGGCGCGACAATCGGCGGGTTCTTCTGGGCCTCAATCTGACCCTCGACCGCAGCCTCTGTTGCGTCCTTGTCCACGCCGTTTGCCCAGACCCAGCCAAGCACTTGGTCGAGCGTGAGCGAGGCATACGGGGTGAAGGATTTGTCTTGCACTACCGGGAACCCGCTGGTGGCATAGACCGTGCCGCTGTAGTCCCCGTCCACGCCGTTGCAGCGCCAGTACGCCGTCACCACATAGTCAGCGCCTTCGGCGGTCTGCGGTACACAGTCAAGTCGTTCGATAACCCAAGTGATAGTAGTCATTGCTTTGCTTCCTTCTCGTTGGGCAGGTGCGGTTCGACCTGCGATTTAAGTTTCTGGAACAGGGGATACGCACCCTGACTTGTCGGGAGTGAGCCGACGAGGTTCGTTAGAGCCACGGCTTCTTCGAGGGTGAGGGTGAGGGTGATGTCTTGCATTACTTGGACTCCAGTTCTGCCACGCGCTTGCGGAGCGATTGCACTTCTTTGACAAGCATCGGGACGAGTTTGCTGTAGTCCACCGACCACATCGCTTCTTCCTCTTCTGGCTTGCTGACAGCGTGCGGAGCAACATTGTGCAGTTCTTGAGCAACAAAACCGTAGTCAAGATGATTGCCGGTTTCCTTCCAGTCAAACTGACGAACCTGCATGGCATCAATCTTGCCACCCGCGTCAGCAGAGTCAGCAATGTTTTCCTTCAGTCGAGCATCTGAAGTGATGTTGTAGGCAACCTGCCCTGCGCCACGGTTGTAGGTAATTGAGCCGCGAAGGTTTGGCCCACCGTCCGTGTAAAATTCCTCAAATACATTATTGCCAGTAGTGGCGCTGTTGTAGGTAACATTAACGGCATTTGATGAGGTTGAGCAATTAGCCCACACGCCTCCAGAAGAGCCGCCATCAATAGTCACTCTCTTGCTTTGATAGGTTGTAGTGCCTATCAGCAAATCACCCCCGTTCGTGATGCGTGCGCGTTCGGTGGCTCCACCAGTCAAAAATGCCAATGCGTTAGATGAGCGAATGGCAAAGTCAGATGCAGTTGCCGTTCCGAGTGTTGAACCCTGACCAATAAAACCAGTATAGGAAGCGTTATCAAACACGGCATAGTTGCCGTACATACGGAACTTTTCGGCAAAGGCTAGTGCGGTTGCACCCAATAACAAATCACCCGCCGCCGTCAGCGTCATCGCCTGCGTGAACGAGATGGCGTTGCCTGCGGTGCCGGAGGGGGCTACAAACCATTTGTGTGCGCCACCGCCAACGGTTTCTTGGTTGTATTGGGCTGCGCCAATATTTGCTATGTATCTCCAACTGCCATCGTAATAACCGTTGGTTGTCAGTTGCGTTCCTGCGTTTGGTGTTGCATCAGAATAAGACGATAACGCGCTACGCTGAATCTGAAACGCTTTGACAATAGACCACGCACTCGGCGTGACCCCGAGGCCGAGGTTGCCGGAGGAGTCGATGGTTGCTTTGGTCGTGAGGCTACCGCCAGTCAGCGTTTGAAATGCAAGGCCGTTAGTAGTATTACCTCCAACCAAAGCAATTGCGTTTGTCGCGTCGTACTGGAAGATAGCCTTCGTGCCACCGCCAACCTTTGCGTTGTTGATGGTCAAGCCATAGGAGCCAGACGCACCGCCAGCAAGCGTCAAAATGTCTGACGGACTCGCCGTGCCGATGCCGAGACTGCCGGAGGAGTCGAGGCGCATACGCTCGGTGCCAGAGGTTAGGAAGTTCATCCATCCATCGGTGCCGCCAGCACCACGGGTAAACTGAATACCACCGTTGAGGTTGGCAAGTGTGTCAGCATAATAAAGTCCAATCGTGGCTTTAACATCACCGCTGCTACTGGTACCAACTCCATTTGCTGCATAGATTTGAAAATCTTCGTTGGTCAAACGACTAGAAAAAGACGAATCAGTAGTGTTTGTAACAGCAAAAGTAGAGGTAGAAAGTTTCGTCCCATCAAACACCAGCGCCGACCCACTCGTCGCCACCTTGCTGCCGTTCAGGTACAACACGCCGTTCGCCGTGCCGCCGGAGAGGGTGAGGTTGCCGGAGAGGGTCGCGGCCGCCGCGCTGACCGTGCCGGTAAGGGTCGGCGATCCGGCGAGCACGTTGTTGCCCGTGCCGGTGTTCGTGACCGAGACCACGTTCTTGCTGGCATCGAGCGCGAGCGCCGTCGACGCCGTGAGCGCCGCCATGTTCTGCGTGCCGCCGACCGTCAGCGTCTTGCCGGTGCCTACATTGAGGCCCACCGAGGTGCCGCTGCCTGCGCCGGTGAAGATCCCGTCGACGAGATCGAGGTTGGTGTTGATCTTGCCGCCCCAGGTGTCAGCGCTCGCGCCGACTTCCGGCTTGGTGAGGCCCAGGT